CCGTAGATCAGGCCGCCGCTCAACCGGTACGGGGTGGCGGTCAGGCCGATCACCCGCAAATCGGGGTTCGCCCGCGTTATCGCGTCGAGGAGCGTCCGGTACCGGCCCTCGCCTTCCGGCGGGATCAGGTGGGCCTCGTCCACGATCACCAGATCGAACCGGCCGATCTGGTCGGCCTTGTCGTACACGCTCTGGATGCCGGCGACGATGACGGGTTGCCGGGTATCACGGCTCTTGAGTCCCGCCGAGTACACACCGACCGGCAGCGTCGGGCACATCTTGCGGAGCGTGCCGGCGGTCTGCTCCAACAGCTCTTTCACATGGGCCAGCACCAGCACCCGCCCGTTCCAGAGTTGCACGGCGTCCGTGCAGAGTGTGGCAATGACGGGAGTCTTTCCCCCGCCGGTCGGAATGATAATGAGCGGGTGGCCGTCCTTGGTGCGCAAGAAGTCGTAGCAGTGGTCAACGCTCTCGCCCTGGTAGTCCCTCAACTCGATCACAGTGAGTCCTCCAAGAGAGCGGGCGGCCAACAACGACCGCCCGCGGGTGAAGTGACTCACTTGTTCCGCTGCCACGGTGCGGTGGCTGGCTTGGCCGGCGGGGTCTTGCCGGCTCCCGGCTGGGCGGACGAGAGCACCATCTCGTAGCCCTTAATCTCGTTGCGAACCTCCCCGTCGCCGTCCTTCTTGGCCGTGACCTTCACGACCATCGGCAGGTCGTGAAGCTGTTGGGTGTCCTTTAGCACCTTCACCCCGGCCGCCTTGCACATGGCGGACAGGTCGCCCTTGGCGATCTCCACCGCCGTCTGGTTCGGGTTGTTCAGGTTCAGCCGCGCCCACAGCTTGCGGCCCTTGTAGTCCCCTTCGAGCACCTCGAACGTGAACTGGATGTAGGAGCCGGTGCCCGCCTTCGTGGGCTTCTCCTCGCTCTCGGTGATGACCGCCTTGTACTTGCCCGCCGGCAGCGGGTCGAAGCTGTTTCGCGGTTCGTGCTCGTCGGCGTTGAAGTCGATTGCCGCCATGTGTGTGTCTCGCTGACTGTGTTGTGTTCGGTTGGGTTGGTGTCCTGTTTGGCCGGATCACCCCCGGCCGGGTCGCTGCACTGAATTACTCACTCGCCGTCACAGTCCTGCCGCCTCTGCGAACTCCGCCCACGACAGCGGGATCTCACCGACAATCCCGTACCTGTTCTTCGCCGTGCAGGCCGGCCCGCCGACCGTCCGCAACACCCGCTCGCCGCCGTCCGCCCCGATGGGTTTGGCGATGGTCCGCTCCTGAAACCCGGTGCCCACCTTCTCGATCCGCTGCTTGCGGGTGGCGAACAGCACCGCGTCACTCCACTCGCGCACCGTGGCGTCCGCGTCCTTGTGCAGCCGCAGCGTGTAGCGGTCGTACCCCTGGCTCTCCGGGTCTTCGAACCGCTCCACCTTCGCGTGGGCGAGTAGCACCACGTTCATGCCCCGCTCGTTGCGGGCGAAGTCCAGCCCGGCCAAAACCTCCTTCCACTGTTGAAGGGCCAGCTTGTAGCCCTTGCCGTAAGGGATCTCCTCAATCGCCTTTTTGCTCTCGTTCCGGCACACGTCGGCCCACACCAGCTTTTCCAGCCAGTCGAGCGTGTCCACCACCAGCGTCTTGTAGGTGTGCTCCTGCGAGCACACCGCCCCCAACTGCTCCACGAACTGCCCGTAGCTCGCCGCCAGCGGGAGCGAGTCGCACTCGATCTCCCCCAGCCCGTCCTCGGTCTGGAGGAACACGGCGTCCGGGCACCCGGCCCCGAACGAACTCTTGCCGATGCCCTCCGGCCCGTACACCACCACCCGCGGCGGCTTCCGGCTCTTGCCCTTGCGAATCTGGTCGAGCACTGTCGGGGTCTCCTGTGTGTGTGAATCGGTAGTGCAGTGTACCAGTAGTTACCCATTGGGGTCAATGGGTGAACTTGTTTTTCCCTCTGGTGTCACATATCCTTGTGTATCGGCGTGCAGAACTCTTGAGGCAACCCCCGTGGCGTCCCAAACTCTGTTCATGGGAAAGAAAAAGACACAGCCGGGCGAGCCGCGGAAGCCGTTCAAGGTGGCTCGTATCAAGGTCGTTTTGGCCGACGCCGTTGACCGGCGCGTCGAAACACTCGCCCAGGACTTCACGCAATATGTCAACGATGCCGTCCGCATGAGGCTTGAGGCGGAGGGCGCTTGGCCGCCACCCCCCCGCAAGCCCGCTTAGGTCGCCGCCGCGTGCTCGGCGATCCGCTCGGCCAGGTCCGCGGCCAGCGTGCCGACGGCCTTCGCCCGCTGTAGGTCGTCGATCTGCCGCGACACCGCCGCCACGTATTCGAGCCACTTCGCGGGACTCATCTCCAACTGCGTCATGTAGCTGCTCGTCACGCTGCTCACGCCCTCCGCCTCCCGGTGCCGCAGGCTGACGGACAGGGTGTCCGTGTCGCGGTGGTAGGTGACGGTCGGGGTGAGGGGTCTTGGGGTGGTGTTCATCGCTCGCTCTCGGTTGGTTGGTTAGCAGCGGTACACAATGTCTTTGTCGATGCCGTGGATGTCGTTCAGTTTCTTTTGCACTTCCGGCCCGCCCGCCTTCCGGTCGATGTCGTGGGCGAACACCATGTTCAGGTGCCGCTGGATGACTTCGGACTGCTTGGTGCTGATCGAACCGCCCGGCTCTCCGGACGCCGACCGCACCTCGAAATACCCTTGAAGCCAGTAGCAGAATTGAACCGCCGTCATCTTTCAGACTCCGTGTTCTGGTTGCTGTTTGGTCAACTCGTGCAGACGCCGCGGAGCGGCAGGCCGACGAAGGCCGCCATCCGGATGAATTGCGTGCGGGTGCGGATGGAGCCGGAGACGAGAAGGTCGGTGTCGTGGGCCGTGATCGTCACCAGGAACTTGCCGGTTTCCAGCCGGTTCACGAGGACGTTGAAGTCCTCCGCTCGCACCCCGCCGACCGATCCGTTGCTGACGGCCGTAAAACCGCGGACGACGTGTTCGAGCCACTTCATCGTGATCGGGTCGTTCTCTTGGTCAACGCTCATCGGTCGCTCTCCTGTGTTTGTGTGCAGTGCTCGGCTCTGGTGACGCACGTCAGTTGGCCGACCTCGAACGTCGTCCGCAATCCCCGGCTGTCGTCGCTCACCGTGACCGTGCCGTCGGGGGACTCGAGCAGCACGCGGAACAGGACCTTGACACTCCACGTTCGGAACTGGCCGTTGTGGTCGGGCGAGCCGGCGGGCACCTTCAGCCGAACGCGGTCGTTGGGTCGGTAGGTGGTCACGGGGTCGCCCTCAAGTGCGGCTTGAGCCGGTCGGCGTACTCGCGGGCGAGCTTGTCCATCCGGGCGGACAGTTGCTCGTACCCCCACCCGCCCCGTTCGGCTTCGCCCGCGAGAAGCGACCCGCGACTCAGCACGTCGCGGATGAAGCTCCACGCATCGAACGGCGGGCTAATGTCGGTGTCGGTGGGTGGCAACTCCTTGAGCAGCCGCGTGGACACTGCGTCGGCCGCTTCCGCCATCCGGGTCAGGCTCGTGAACGTGTCCACCCCCAGCACCATCGTCCGCGACCACCGTTGCAGCCGCTCGGCGATCGCCCGCGTCGTCACGTCGTCTGGCATCACTTCGGCTCCTTGAGGGTGATTCCGAGGGCGTCGGCGAGCCGGCGGAACTCGCCCCGCGTGTGGAGGTCGCCGATCTCGATTTCCCCGCTCACGTCGTCGGCCTCGCGGTCGAGTTCCGGGTGGGCGACAAGCGTTACCGAATACACTCGCTCGCCTTCGTATCCCCACAGGAACAGTTGCGAACCGTCCGGCAGGCTGAAGTAGTGCCCGTTCACGCACGCGGGGCTGTCGTCGTCGCTGCCGACCGACTTCAGCCATCCGTTTGACAAGTGCTCGCCGCCGTCGGCCGGCGGCAGTAGATCGAGAAAACTGGCAACGACGGCCGCAGTATCCATGTTCTGCGTGAACGGAGTTCCGCAATACACCTCAGACCATGCCGCATCGCGGTAGGCTGGTGCCTGCGACGGTGTTCCACGCATGGCAACTTCGGTGAACTTCCGCAACCGTTCCGCCGCCCCTCGCAGTTCCGTGTCAGTCATGCCGTCACCCCCTCCGGTTTGTGTTTCCGCCTTCCCCACCGGTCCAGTTCCGGTTTCACCCACCGCATCGCCACCGCCGCCACCCGCTCCAACTCGGCCGCGAACGCCTCGCACTCCGCGGCCGACGCGAACCCGGCACACCGAACGATGACACACGAATCGAGCACGCGGGCGGAGAGAGCCGCACCGCCGATCCGGGGGCCGACCATCCACCGCCCCGCGTCCCGCACCAGCCCGGCCAGTACCGCCGCCTGTTTCGCCGCCACCAGATGCACGCCGCCCTTCTCCGTCGTCCGCACCGCCACGCCGCC